AGCAAATTCATTTACATCTGGCATACCTTTTACAGTTGATGCTGTTAATTTAACATAGTTTCCAACTAATACTGAAGTTGTTGAAACATTAACTGTATTTGTAGAACTTGCACCTCTTGGTTTTTCTACTGTTAAATGTTTTGTATTAGCATTAGCAACTCTGAATCCTTCTACATAAGCTACTGATGGGTCTATCCCTAAAAGAATTCTATCACTACCCCATGTTGTAGCAAGTGTAGTATTTCCAGCATCTCCATCAGCTACAATTTCAGCTGCTGTTTTATATCCAAAATTAGTTCCATCATTTAAATATTCTCTTACATTTACTTGGAAAGGTTCAACAACATAATTGCCTGATTCTTCAAATGTTCTTCTTGCTAATCTTGTGGTTAATTCTGTTTCTTGGTTTTTATCTGTTTTATCTACAGCCGCTTTACCATCTTCTATTACAATAAGAGTAATATAACTTTTTTCTACTCTTGAACCTAAAGCTAAAGGTTCTTTAACTAGTGTTGTACTAATTTTATATCTGTTAGCTCCAGGAGCTGCAGTATTTGGAACGCCTTGTGCGTTATCTAATAAAGTTGAATCTGTTCCTGACTCAACAACTGTTTCAGTGACTTTTAAACCTATAATATAATCAGGTGTATTTGTATATTTGTCTAATATTAAAGAACTAGCTGGAACATAAACAAAAGTACCAGCAATAAAGTAAACACCTTCTTCAATATTAACTGATGAACCTAATCCGGTAGCTGCTGAAGATACACATTTACCATATCTTACTGGACTTCCATTTGAAGTTAATTCTTCTCCATTTGCAAATGTAGAAGTTTGATTGTTTGTACCGGAATTAGTATATTTTACGAATAAAGTTGCTGGATTTGAAGCATCTCCTTTTGCGACAACATCTTGAACAATAGCTGTGACTCCATTGGTAGCACCTGTAATAGTAGTACCTTTAAATTCATCTAAATAAGTATCTGCATTTAAACTACCAGCAGTTGAATGTGTAAATGATGATTCTATTTTTACAAAATCATATTCTACATTTAATGTGACTTTACCATTTACAACTCTTGAACCGTCTTTAAATGCGTATTGACCATGTCTGTCTATTTGAGCTTGTAATGCAGTTTGAAGCTGAGTTAATTCTCTTGCTTGTACTGCATAACCTGGTCTAAAAAGAACACGATGATAATTTTTAGTTTCGTCAAAATCATCGTAATAAGGTGATGTTGTGTAATTTTTTACTACTGTTGTTGCCATATTTTTTTATTCCTAATAATATATTAGAATTCTATAATTACTTTTATATCTTCAATCTGTGTTGTTGTTCTACTAATCGGTTCCCTATTCTCAAGGAATAATATCTCACCACTAGAATTATCAACTTCAGGAGCTAGAGTAGCATTAGAAGATTCTAATGTATCTGCTTGACTAGATGTTTGTCCAGTTACGACTTCTCCATTTGAGAAATCTTTATAACCAGTTTTAGAATTCTGATGGTATCTTAAATATCCATTTGAATTATCAATTTCAACTACATAAGCTTTAGCTCCGCCTGCTCCAACAATTAATTCATCAACTGTATAACTTGATACTGTTGCTGAACTATTAAAATCTAAAGCTTTAGTAGCTTTAAGAGTATCTGCTGTTGCAGTTAAACCTGCTAATGGAGTTGCGTTATAAACTCTTGGCTCATTAACTAAGGTAATTTGTCTAAAATCATTACCTACTGTTAAATCACCACCATCATTTCCGTCTAGTTTTGAATTAAGAGCTACAAAGAATCCACCCAGTTCTGCTATTGGGTCTACTCCATGTCCTGCTTTAGGACCTATTACAGCTCTTGCTGTTGCGTCTGAACCAGCACCACCTGAGATTACTACATCAGCTACTCTATAATTAGTACCTTTATTTGCAATTGTAATCGCTGTGACTGCATTACTTGCTACAGTTACGCCAGCAGTTGTTGTGACTGTTGCGCCTGTTCCATCACCTGTTATTGTGACGGCCACGTTAGTATTATTTGTATATCCTGTTCCACCGGCTGTTACGATAAGTCTTTCAATACCACCAGCTGTTGAAGCGTCTCTTGAAGCTTTTTGGTTTAAGTATTGAGCATAATCTGCTTCAGATAATTGAGCTTCTGCAGCGGCATCATTTGCATAAGCAAATGTTAATATACCTGATACTGAACCAGATGGAGCGCCACTTAATGTTAATACTGAACCGTTAATTGCTGAAACAGTTTTAGATGAACCTACATTAGTTCCTGTCACTGTCATACCTACACCAATATCAGGTACAGTTTCTGTTAGTACAATTGTAGTTGTTGATGAAGCGGTTGCTACTGTAGCACTTGCTCCTAATGGAACTGTTTTAACAGGCATATAACTATTAGTTAAGAATTTTTCTGCATCTGCAACAGATATTGTATACATATATTTCCATGTATAACCATCTGATTCAGCAGTTGGAGCTGTTAATGTTTGAGTTGGTTGAATGCTTGAAGCTCCTGCTGGTGCTATAATACATTTGTAAACCTTAAATTCTGATGTGACTACATAAAACTTTTTATCATAGATATTTTCATCTGCTGAATCCCAAGCTACGTATGTTTGTCCTGATGTCCAAGTATGTCTTGGTACTACATGAGCAATATCAGCTGATATGATTTTTTTCATACCTATAAAGTTGGCTCTTGCTTCTCCTAATCCGTCTAAGTGGTCCTTAGCTGGGAATTCAGTTGAAAGCGAAGTTGAATCTGTAGTATCTGAAGTAGTCAAAGACCATGCGTCTGATTTACCTATACCTACATAAACGCTTGAGCCTGATATTTGCTCTTTAAAGTGTTGTGCGTTTAAAGTTCTAAAATTTGATGTTATAATTGCTGGCATTTTCCTGTCCTGATTATTCTATGTGTACAAAAGTACTTGTATTATTATTATTTATATCACTTGAGTCGATAGTTTGTAATGTTTTGCTACCTAAAAACTCAATTGTTTGGTTAGTATTATAAAGCCTCGGAGAGTTATAAAAATTATCCGGGCCTTTCCTTTGTTTGTAATTATTATTTATAATGGTTCTAAAACTTGCATTTACTACTTTAACTCTAGACTCTGGTAAAAATTTAACTGCTGTATTTGTTGAAGTCATTTTAGAACCAGATGTTTGTCTTGGATTAACTTTTACTTCTGTTATTAATGTATCAACATGATTATGATTACAATTTACTTCTATTGTTTCCAATTGGTCTGCTACTCTTGTTTCGTTATTAGGTCCACTTCCCAATTTAACTATTGGGTCATTAACATAACCATTACCTGCATTAGTAATTGTTGTTCCAGTTATTTCTCCATCACTATCTAATGTAAATACAGCCGTTGCCGTCACATTAGTAGATAATAAATTACCATCTACATCTTTTGATTGAGGTTCTGGGAATACTATAGTAGGAGCAGAAGTAAAGTTTTTATCTGCTAATCCGACTAATTCTATTTTTGATATTTTACCAGCATTACTATTAGCTGCAACACTACCAAAGAGTTGAGCCCAATTAGAACCTTCTGATGTTATTGTTATTCCTTCTTTATTTAATTTCCCTTCTGAGTCTAAAGCTATCGTCACGACTGGGTTCACTCCAGTGAGTCCACTAATAGATGTACCATTGAAAGTGACAGAAAGTGAAGAGCCTGTGTAGCCAAATCCTGGTTCATTTACTTCTATGGATTTTAATGAACCATTTAATGAAGTTGCTGTACCAGTTGCAGTTATACCTTTAAATGTATGTGATGTTCCTACACCAACTCCACTTATATTAACAACAGCTCCGCCTGAAGTAGCTGATAAAGAAACTGTATCTCCACTTATGGCCTTAACAAAATAAGTTGTTCCACTTGTTAATCCACCAATTGCAGTTCCTCCACCACTATTATATGTTATTCTGTCGTTCACGACCCATGAATTCTTTTGAGCTGTAGTTAATGTGATAGTATTATTTGACACACTTACAATTGAAGAACTTGACCCGTTAAATGTTTGTGATGTTGGAGCAGCAAATACTAATTGAGGATTACCGTAATCTCTTCCACCATTACCTATTGTGACAGAAGATACTGAACCATTTGTTAAAACTGCTGTTAATGTTGCGGCAGTAAATCCACTTGCAGCCGCTGAATCGGATGTTGTTATTGCTGGAACGGCAGTATAACCAGTTCCTGCATTTGTTATTGATATAGCGTTTATAACACCATTTTTTAAAGCAAGTGAAAGAGTTCCTGACTTATGTATTCTTGCTGTTGGATTCGGTAAGAATGTTGAAACAAACATTTCAACTAATAATGGAATATCTTCAGGTCCTATAATACCAGGCTGTCTTAATGGAGCAGCTGATAGTACTATTCTATCAACTAATCCTAAACCATCAGTTCTTATTCTACCATATTGGTCTACAAAATTAGTAGGATGATAATAATCTTCTCCTAATACAGCTCTTGTTAATTGTAAGAATATTAATATTTCAGCAAAGTATACAAATCCTGATGGATGGACTAATCTATTATAAGATAAATCCCAATCAGATAAATTTTTACCTGTTTTAATTAAATAAGAAAACTTTTGAAACTTTTTACTATCTTGTATTTTAATACTATCAGATAAAAATCCTTTATTATCTAAATATTGTCCACCTTTAGGAAGAGCTGCGTTAACATCCCAATTACCAGATGATGGTATTAATACTTTATCGTATGGAAATTCAATTTCTGCAAAATCATTAAATAATATTTTAAAAAATATTTCAATAGAATCTGATGAACCTCTTAATCTATAAAAATCTATAATTTGTTTATAAAGAGTTCTTTTATCTACTGTGACTCCTCTTGGAATTGTAGCAGCAATTTCTTTTTGCATTAATTCTAAATATCCATCACTATTTGTATCAATGTCCATTGCAGTTTCAATTGTATTCATTACATACGATGGACCTGGACCAACCCAATTCTTTTGAATTGTGGTTAATTTAGCTGAATAGTTATTATAAGCAGTTAAACCGTTGACAGTAAATGTTTTACCTATTTCAGATGTTGACTTTGCAAGTGTACCAGGTAATTCATTACCATTTGTTATAGCAACATTAGTATCAGTTAAAGTTATATTTTGAGTTGAACCTGTAGGACTTGTTAAAACTAAAGTTGACCCTGCACCTGATTCATCAGTAAAAAATTTATTATTTTCATTGTTTGGGTCTAATATTCTAAATTGTGCTTGTCCATTTAATACAACATCAGTAAAAACATTATTTTCTTGATAAATAAATTCATCCATATTCATGAATGTATAATAAGCTTGTAAAAACTTATCTAACTTATCTTTAGATTCTAATATTTCTGATGGTATTATTTGGTCTAGACGAACATCTTCTCTTGTCTGAGACAAAGTACCTTGTTCGATTTCAATCGCACCTGGTGTTAATGTCTTTTTAAATCCCATTATTATTTAAATCTTGATGTTGTTGTATAATTAATTGAACCTGAAGAACCTGCAGTTGCAATAGTATCTATTTCAGGGGTTATCGTTACGTCAGTCATTTCAATTGAAATTAATTGGTCTCTTTTAGGAGCCAAGTCTAATGAATTAGGTAATATAGTAATTTTAATTACGTCAGTTGTATCTGGTCTAAAACTATTTAAAGTAATAGTACCTTTGTTTATATCAATTAAACCAGCATCTGCAATAACAATTGAATTAACATCGTCTACTACTTTATAAACAATAACTTTTCTTTGAGTTGAACCACTAATTGGAACATCACCAAAGAAATGGTCAACGTTATTTATTTTAAATGCCGTTGATGACATTATATAAGCTGTTGAAAGTCCTGATTGATAAAAAGGAGATGAGAATGATAAACTAAAATTATTATCTGCGTTATTTACAGGAGTAATATTTTGAAACATTCTAGGTCTAACCATCGTATTTAATATAGATGGGTCACAGTTATCTATTGACCTTGTTAATTGTGAGTGTCTAAACACACCGTCGAACTTATTTAAATTATTAAAGTTATAATCTGTTATAGTATCTTTAACAACTGATGATAATTCAACTGAACTTCTATCTGTTAAATTAGGATTATATTTAAATGCTACATCTAATTCTAAATAAGTAAAATTAGGGTCAACAATTTCTGGTGTAATTGATACAACATTTTTACCTTTTAATATCGAACCTTTAATATCAGTTTTTTCTGCTGTAGTTAAAAGATTAGCAAGTAAAGGTTTAATACAAATATAAACTTTACCATAATCAGGTGGGTCATTATCTTCTCCACCCCATGTTGATATTGAATCTATATTACTAAATTCTTTTTTAATAATAGATGCGTAATCATCTGCAGTCACGGCTCTGTTTTGCGATATAAATGTAAGTGGAGCATTAAATCTTATTGACTCCATTGTTTCAGCTTCGGCTCCGCCAGCAGCAGCACTATCTAATGTAATAGCAACGTTTGAAAATCCTCCAATCGAATCTGACATTGTAAATGAATTTGCACCATTACTTTCTTTACCAGATGTAGTGACATAATCGATTGTTATTATATTATTATTAGATGGTTTAAATCCAGTGACACCATCTCCAAAATATATTTCATAATAACCACTTGGATTTTCTTGTAAGTAATAAACTTTTGATGTAGAATCTACGCCTCTTAATGTTTCAAATTTAGTATATACATCAAAGGATGTTGATTCCTCGTTCGACTGTACACGTACGCGTAGCGTGCTTGTGTCTGCGTCGAAGTCTGAGAGTTGAAATTTCTGATTCTCTATATCATTATCAACTCTATATTTTAATTCTCTTATTGTGCCTTCAACAATAGTGACATCACTAAATGTATATGTTGTACCAACTAAAGTAGTTGTTTGAGTTTCTAATACAACATAAGTAAATTCTTGACCAGCAACTGCAGCAGTTAATTTAGCTCCTCTTGGTAATGATAAGGTTGTAGGTATTGTACCAGATTCTCCAGCAATATTTACAACTATATCTACTTGAGCTCTTGGTGATAAAAGAGACCTTGGTGTATATCCAAGCAATTTAGCTCTTGTTACGACATTACCTCTTATTTGAGCTGAATCTAAAAAGGATTCATTTAATGAATAATGAGCATTTAAAGCGTTATAATGAGTATTATATGCTAATACATCTAATAATATATTAAGACCTGAGCCTTCAAAGTCATAATCATTAAACTCTGTTTGTTGTTTTAAATAATTTTTTAAATTATTTTTTATATCTGCGAAATCTAGTTCCGTTACGTTTAAATTTGTTGCCATTTTATCTTAACCTTCTTAGAACGATTTCTACTGAAGAAGCAGAATCGTATTCTTTTATTCTAAAATTTACATTAATACGATACTCATTTGTATCATATACATCTGTAATATTAATATTCGTTACTCTAACTCTTGGTTCATATCTTTGTATAACAGTTCTTATATTATCTCTTAATTCTATATTAGTAATTACACCAACCGGTTCAAAAAGCAATCCTCTTAAGTTGGCTCCTTTATCATCTCCAAACGGTCTTTCATAAAAATTAGTTATGAGTAAATTTTTTATTGCGTTTTTTATAGCAGCGTCATCTTTTAAAGGTATAATATCCTTCCTTATTGGATGAATTGTTAAAGACAAATCTAAATCGCGATAAGGTTTCTTTTTAGAAACAACTTTAGCTTGCTCTAAACTCCCTGATATTTGCTTGTCGCCTGTATATAATCCTGCCATAATACTATTTATACTCCTTATGATGCTTCTTCTTCATCTTTTGGTTCAAGACCTTCCATTGTTTTAGTAATGGTTGATATATTATCAAAACCACTTAAATCTATTGTTGTAGGTATACCAATTAATTTTATAAAATCACAGAATGTAAATGTAGCCCATTGAGTTAATGCACCTAATCCTATTGCATCAAAGAAGGATGTCACTTTTTCCATCCATTTCTTTATTAAATATGTTTGCCAATTTTCTCTAAACTCTTTTAATTTAGCGGATATTCTAGCTATTTTAAAATCAAGAGTTTCAGTTGTTTCAGTAAAATCACCGCCTAAAAGAGCTGAAACTTTGAATCCAAAAATTTCTATATCTTCTAATTGTTTTACAATATTGTCTTGCATATCTCTTAATAACTTTTCTTTATCTGTATCAGAGGCATCCACTCCTAATTTCTCTAATTCAGCATTAAAATCAGCCTTTGCATCATCAATAATACCTTTAATCATAGCTCCAACGTCCGGACCTTCTAAAGGAACTGGTAAAGCTGGTAAACCAAGTGCATTCCATATATCTGAGAAAGCTCCTATTATACCACCAAAGCCAGTAAATAATTGTCCATTCATAAACTTAGTGCACTCATTTTTTATAAAGTCCATAAGTTGTTTTGCTTTTAATTCTGAATTCTCTAATCCATACGTACCGTCAAAGAATTTATATTCATCTGGTAAGAATTCGTATAATCTATCTATCTCACCACTACGTAACGCTTCAATCTTTTCTTGTATTTCTTCTTCAGATAAACCTTCCCATTCTCCTTCTCTTAGAGCTGCAATTTTTGCTTCCATATCAGCTCCGTATCCTGAAATCTCTTTAGCTAATTCGTCTAAATATTCTCTATCTGTACATATTTTAAGTACATCAATTGATATACCAAGGATAGGAACAGTAAATGATACAAAAGAACTTAATAATGACATTATTTGAGATTGTATATACATCGGATATTCTTCCATAAACCTTTGTATCATTATTTCCCATTCTTTTTCAGGTATTTCTAATTTTTTCCATTTTGGGTCAAAAGCTTTAAAAAACTCTCTTGCATCATCAACAATTTTTTGTAAATCTTCAGCTTGTTTTATAAACTTTTCTTTTTCTTCCCCTGCCATATTTTTAGCAAGTACAAGTAATTTTTCAGGAAATGTCGCTAGCCCACTAAAAAAATTAGTCATATTAGCTGGTGTAGGTAATATGACCTCTGCGCATTCTAGCTCAGGCAGTTCTAGCTTTGGAAGTTCTTCAGCCATTATATAATCTTTGTTTTAACGGCTGATGAAATTGTAATTTGACCTGATGATGCTAGAGTTGTCGTTCCTGAATTAGCTATTGTAATGTTATTTTCATTATCAATCATTATTACAGCACCTTTAGCGTGTTGTACAGTAATTCTTTCTTCGCCTTCTTTATTTTCAAATTCTATTTTATGACCAGCTTTTGTATGATGGACTTTATTAGTAGTAGAAGAATTAGAAGGTATGTCTTGTGTGCCGTCTGTTTGAGTGGCAATGGAACCCATCACAATAGGGTCCTGAGCGCTTGGTCCGTCTCTAAAAAATCCAACGACCC